GGCCCTGTTTCTGCATATTAACATATTGGAATAACATATCTTTTTAAATCAAAAATGTGCCAAATGTGCCCAATTTGGCCTAATCCCCTCCCCAACTATGTGCCCAAGGGCACATCCTGCCGCCTCACCCCCCTTCTCTCTTTTCTCCATCCATCCCATCCCAGACCATTGCCCCAGCCACCTGCAGCGTGGTAGCCTGCCGCCATCGTCAACGAGCCGCATAGCGGCGTGGAAATGAGGGAGGGAAAAGGGATGATAAGGACTGCAATTCTTATGCTTATTATCTTAATAGTCTCTGGATGTGCTCCTCAAACATATTATAATCTGAAATATCCAAATTCTAACTTCGAACAAGATAGCAATATGTGTCGCCAGTACGCCAATGGAAACACTCCATTGCCTGAGAAAATTCCAGTCCCAGAATCTCAAACTGTATCCGGCATAGGAACTATTAATCATCCTGATGGAATGTTAACACCTTTTACATATACATATAGAGTAGACCCTAATCCATATACAAAACTTCAAGTGCAGACACAGAATATGGCATCTGTATTTGAATCTTTAGCGATACAAGAAATGCATTATGAAAAATGTTTGGCATCGTTAGGATGGTATCCAGAGGACGAATTATCCAAACGACAAGTTCAAGAATCAAAAAATAATATTAATTATTCAAAATGCCTCGAAAAAAACGCTCCCATATTTGCAGAGCATATCAAGGACTTTGATCAGCTTGCTTCAGACCTGAAGACATACTGCGAAAAATCAACTTCTGGGTTTCAAAGAAATTTAGAAAAATTTTATGCACGTCAAGCTCTTGATGCACAAAAATAACTAAAAAGGGGAAGTAAAATGAAAAAACTTTTTCTTCTATTAGCAATCGTTTTATTCACCCCTACTACTATTTTTTCAAAAACATATCTATTTGAAGACTATTATTATGGAATAGATAAAAATACTATAGAGAAAAAAGAAGAGCTCATATCAACAGAAGACAAGCTATGTTTTATGTCAAAAAGATACATACAGATAAATGATTTTAAATTTTCACTATTTTTCATATTCGACAAAAAATACAAGCTAAAGGAAGTCCAAGTATTAAAAGATCTGTCTTCTATCCCTAGCAAATATTACGGGATCGACTCAAGGGAATATATAAACTTTAATGCAATGGATTTTCTAAATTCAAGAGCAATACGCTTTTTATATATACTAGGAGATAATTTTTATTTCAGAAATAAAGGTGGCGAAGAATTTAAAAATGCAATAAGAAATAAGCAATATATCTACTATGCATTGGAGAAAAAATTCTACATAGATGCAATCAAGAAAAGCGACGGGTCATTAAAAGACCTGTTAAACAAGGTGAATAAAAATGCCGTAATAGCTGAAGTTTATTATATAAATGACTGCATTTCCATTGAATTTAAATTGTTTAGGAACGTATATAAAAAAGGGGACTTATTATATAAGATAGCTCAAATTTCAAATTAGAACGCCTTGACATTTTTTCAATTGTATGTCTTTCTGGGTGTCCCAACCTTCAGAGGCGATAGTCTGCCGCCTGCCACGCTCCCAAGGCGCGGCTTTGCAGATGGAGAAACAACGAAGCCACTTTGCCTGTTGGCAAATTTTGGCGGCAGACGTCCGGTATCCGCGAGGACCCGGCAGCTCTGAAGGCTGGGGAGCGTCTGCCGCCTTTTTTGTTTCTCCACAATCCCAACCTTCAGGAGGCTCGTCATGAGTCAGGCTACCATTCTCCCTTCGGAACACTTTTCCCCTTCCGTCTCTCTCTGCTCTGGCCGCCCGGCTACCACGTCACTGGAAGTCGCCAAATTCTTCAGCAAGCGCCACGACGACGTTATCAGATCAATCCGCAATCTGCGTCCTAATTGCCCGGAAAAATTTACTGCCCGCAATTTTGCGGCGAGTGAATACATCGATGAAACAGGCCGCTCCCTGCCCATGTTCATCCTCTACCGCGACGGCTTCATGCTGCTGGTCATGGGTTACACCGGCAAGAAGGCACTGGCCATGAAGCTGGCCTACATCGAAGCCTTCAACCGCATGGAAGAGGAGCTGGCCCGACAGTACGCCGCCTCTTCCTCCCCCACCCCCGACGACTTTCCCGGCACCCTGTCCATCACGCCATCCACGACCGAAGACCGCAAGCCCCTGCGGGCGCTGGTGGGCTCGTGGGCCCAGGTATCCGGCCTGCCCTTCGCCGCCTGCTGGAACCAGCTCAAGGCCGCCTTCAACATCGCCAATATCAAGGAGCTGCCGCAGGAGTGGATACCGGACGCCATCGACTGGGTGCAGAAGCGTATCGACGCACTGCCCGCTCCGGCCCCGGCCACGGCCCTGCCCTCTTCCCCCGCATCTCCCGATGACGCCGAAGGCCATCTTGCCGCCATCCGGGATCATATCCGCCACATCCACCGCCACGAGGAAGCCCTGTTCCTGCTGGCCCGTCGCGCCCTGCCCGCTGCCCGCAAGCCGCAGGACATGTACAGCCCGGCCCGCCGCACGGGCCTGACCGCCTTCCAGAGCATGGAAGACTGCGCCGGTGCACTGGATTACTCCCTGCGGGCCCTGGAATCCGCCGCCCGCACCATGCTGGCCCTTGGCCGATAGGGGGGAGCCATGCGCATCAACGAACTCCAGCGCCGCGCCCTTCTGGCCCTGATGGATGTGGAGACGGCCCGCGTGGCCGTGGACAGGACGACACGCCGCACGGCACAGCACCAGCTCTATGCCCTGATCCGGGAACGGCACGGCTGCAAATACAGCTGCCTGCCCGCTGACAAATGGAGGGAAGTTGTCATCTGGTTGGTGGAAGGGCCGTTGACTTCCGGCGGAGAGGTGGCTATCTAAAAAGAAAGGGGCGGTGAGTGCTACCAACACCCGCCGCCCCGTGGGGCACGTCCCCCGACATTTTCACAACATCGGTTTTGGCACCCCGGCAGAGTGGCACCTCTACCGGGGTGCGGCGTTTATTTGGTCAACATATGTGCTACCAGCGCCGCGAGAAGGCTAGCCAGGAATCCGGCCAGCACATCCCGGAGGAAGTGCTTCATGGGTGTATCCTCCTTTCGGAGAACGCGCCCACGCAAACCTGATACCAAAAAGCCGCAGACGCCGCAACGCAGAAAGGCCGGGATCACTCCCGGCCTTCGTTGTGTGCTGCGAGCTGTACCGTCCGGACTACTTCGCCATGCAGGTGGCGCAGAAGCTCTTGAACTCCGCCATCTCGGCTTCGTTGAGCTGGCCCTGCATATCGGTCAGCAGGTCACTGAGCGCCATGAGCGCATGGGTGAACTCCTGTGTGGCGACCTTCCCGTAGCGTTCTTCCTTGCCGGCCAGCTTGCGGTAATCCAGCCAGCCGCCGAGCTCTTCTTTCAGACGGTCGCAGGTCTTCAGCAGACCGTTCTCCTCCTGGCCATCAAGACGGGTCACAGTCCCCGTGGAGGGGTCGATATTGATCAGCATGACATCCCCCTGTCAGGCAGCCATGCTAGGCGGTCGCGCCGCCACTGGTGGCCGTGCGGGTAGGCGTGTAGTGATTGATGGCGAAACGTTCCAGGCGGGACACGGCGGCATCAGCGATGCGATCACCGCGCAGCGTATCCTTCAGGGCTTCGTTTTCGCGGGCGAGACGGGCGTTCTCATCCGCAAGACGGTTGGTCTGGAGCGTGCATTCCAGACGGTCGAACCGCTGGTTCATCTCGCAGCAGCAGTCCTTCTGGTTCTGGATGATGCGACATTCCATGGCGGCCCGGGCGTTCTCGGCCTTCAGGGCTTCCAGCTCGATCTTGGCGTTGATGAGGCCGGAGCTTTCGCGGATATCGCGGCTCACGCCGTCCACCTTGCAGTTGAGGGAGGCCAGAGCAGCTTCCATCTTGCAGCAGCAGTCGCGCACGGTGTCGCCCACGTTGCGGGTGGCGTCCACGGCACGGTCGCCCTGGTTGCGGATGGAGTTGGTCACATTGGCGATGGCTTCGCACAGCCAGGTCTGGAGGGACTGGAAGCCGTTGGTGCTGACAGCCTGGGCAGCGGAGATGCGGTCATGCAGCCCGATGATGGACTGACAGCTGTTGCCAGCGCAGTTGTTGAACGCGGCCTGCTCGGCGCCGTTCAGATTGCCCCAGCCACCACGGGAGAACAGGAACAGCAGCAGGAACACGAACATGAACATGCCCTCACCGCCCCAGCCGCGGTCATGGCCCTTGTCCTTACACAGGGCCAGCAGGCCGGGAAGGTCCATTCCCTTGTTGCCCTGCATGAGGGCCAGCAAACCAGCGATATCACCCATGGTCGAGTTCTCCTTGTTGAGGTTGTCGTCCACCTTATCTTCAAGACGGTCCATCTGACGCGCGAGGTCCGAAGGGTCGTAGCCCATGAAAAAACCTCCAAAGTTTCCCCGGCTGCGGGATTGCGGCCAGGCTTTGGAGGTATCTTGCCCTATACGAACTCTTCCGTCAGCGGGACGGCACACCCCGGCCCCACGTTGTCCCTGGTGCTTCCAGTCCTCAAGGGCCTCACGAGAGTAGAATATCCTGCCGTGGATGGAGAAAAAGCGCGGGCCGGGCAACCCGGGTTCCCACACCTTCTTCCCCCGCCGCCAGTGCTTCATGGTCGATACGCTGTAGCCTATGATCTGTGCTGCCTCCTTGGGCGTCAGTCGTTGCATGGTCACATCCTTGGATGCTTGCCCCGATCCGTCCATGATGCTATCCAATCTCCGCTTCGGTTCCCCGGAGCACATCAAAGGCGGATACCCTGCACGGGTTCGGTCCTCCCGTGTGGGGCCGTGGTGCGGTGCCTGTTCGCCGCGCCGGTGGGGGCGTTGCAGCGCCCCCGCCTCTAGCCTCTATCAATTCCCGGAACGCGGCATGATCAGGGACAGCGGCGTTCCTTCGCCCTTCATCCATTGCTCATAGCCGCGGCGTGCCCGGCGCGTCACCGGACCGACAGGAATCTTCGAGATGTAGCTGCCCAGATCAAGGGCGGACATCACCAGCTTTTCCCCGTCAACGTCTCCGCCACGGGCAGCCTTGCCGCCCTGCCCTGCGATCTTCCCCGCCAGTTGCAGGGGCGTATCCAGCGCCGTCGAAAGACCGGCCCGGCGTCCGCCGCCTGCCCCAATTGCAGCCACGAGCATGTCGGCAGCGGGGTTGCCAACAACAGGGAAAGCTATCGCGAACTGCCCCATTGTCGTGGACAGCGCCAGCTTGGCCAGCTCCTTGTTGTCATCATCGTCACCAGTGAACAATCCCTGCGCCAACCCTCTTATGACTACCATGGCCAAGGCAGGCAGCAGCATGTCGTACAGCTCCATGCGGGCAAATTCCGCCTTGGTCACCCGGCCCCGCTTCACACCCTGCCACATGTAGCGCGTGCGCTGGGCAAACTTCGTCGTGGCCCCGGAAAAGGCGTTGAACAGCCGGACGATGCCCTTGTCACGGCCAAAGGCCGACTTGCTCAGGGCGTCGTTGTCCGGGTTGGACTGGGCGATGATCTTGTCCGCATAGGCCACGGCCTGGCTGTGGTACTCGGAATCCCTGTCCATCTTCCAGCCCGCCGTGCCCCGCAGCTCTTTCATCTTTTTATGATAGGCCCCTGCCCAGATGACCGTGGTGACAGCACAGTCCGCCGCGGCGATGGGCAGCATGCCCAGGTTCGCCACGTCCTCCCAGGTATAGACCTGGCCGTCACGGATCAGCGTCATGCCCCGCCCCGGCTCGAACTTCATGGCCTTGCGGGCCAGGTCATCGTCGATATTGCGGAAGCGGCGCTCCATGTAGGGGCTGGCCGCGAACACCTCACGCACCAGGCCCATGCCCCGTGTACTGAGCTGGGCCAGCCCGCGCGAGACGTTGACAAGCCCCACGTCGCCAACGGCCGGAAAGACAGCCGTCAGCTGCATGAGGGCCGTATTCAGGTTCATGGACAGCGCATAGTAGACCAGGTGCTTGCGGGCCTTTTCAGCCGCCTTCAGCAGCGAGCTGTCAGGCACGGCTTCATCCACTACCAGCGCCTTAAGGTTCGGTCTGATACGATCATAGTCCTGCACGCCAAACACGCGTTGATATTCGGCAGCGAACATCGGGTTATTGATAACTTTGTCCGCCATGCGCACGTCATATCCTAGCTCAATGAAACGGGCGGAATCCGCCAGGTGCTTCTGCAACGCCTGGACGCCCAGCCGCAGGGAACGGCCCGTATGCGTGACACGCCCCATGGTGAAGCCCCTGCGGGCCGCCGGGATGCCGAAGAGGCCTTCCGAACGGTCTTCCAGGTCTTCCTTGCCCTGCTGCTCACGCATCTTCATATCCAGGCGCGGATCGTACTTGATGGGATAATAGCCGCCGGGAAGCCGCACAGTCTCGTCACCCACGCGTACGGCGAAGGCCCCGGGCTCGATGCCCTGCGGCGCGAAACCGTAGAGCCTTTTGTGCGCGGCCTGCGTATCGGCCCACTGGCTGCCCAGCACGTCCCAAACGCCCTGGATGGCCTGCCAGTCCACCACGGAAAGGATGCCATCCCGGCGCGTCCTGCCGGCCGTCATCTGCGCCATGGCCGCCGCGTCCAGCTCGAACAGAGTGGCCGCCGCATCATCGCCCAGCAGCAGCGACACCATGTCATAAGTGAGCCCACCCTTCCCGTCAGTATCGACATAGCTGGAACGCAGACGCTCCCTGTTCCCGGCATTGCCCATGTTCAGGGCCATGCCGATGACCATTTCCGCCGTCCACCCAGGATCGCCAGCCCGCCTGATGGCATCGGGCACAGGTACTATGTTCCCCTTCTCGTCCCGGACGTTCAGGGTCTTGCTGCCGTATTTCTTTTCCCAGGCCTTGGCGCTTTGCAGCAGACGTACCAGATGCGGCATGACGGCCTTGTGCGTGCTGTTTAGGCGGGCATGGTAACGGTCCGTGGCCGCCCGCAACGGACCGTAGACCTCACGCTCCATGATGCCTTCCGTGCTGCCGTCACGTCCCATGACGTTCTGGAACCCGTCGGCCTTGCGGCATTGCCATTCGATGGTGTCGATGGAGGAAAAGCCCCTGTCCAGATCGTCGCCCAGGGAATCCCGGCGACTGGCGTAGTTGGTCTTCATGCCGCTCATGGATGCCGCCGCCTCATCGGCGATGGCCTGCACACGGGCACGCAGATTCTCCTTGCTGGTACGGCTCTGCTCCCGCCCGGAATGCACCAGGAAGTCCAGCAGATTGCCCACCTGCTCCACCTCCAGCGGCCGCAGTTCCTTCCAGTCCAGCGCCATACCGCGCTGGGCAGCAACCGGGTCAGGATTACTCAAATCCAGCAGCCAGTCCGGGAACAGGGGCATCAGGTCGATGGCTTCCGTATCGTCCACGCTCTGCTGCACCAGAGCGCGCAGCTTCATAGCCCCCGCCTGGGCATCCCATGGTTGTTGCGGCGCGGGCAGGCCAAAGGCGGATACCAGCTTGCGAATGGCTTCCGTCTGGGCTGCGGGATAGGTCCCCGGCTTGACGCGGGCCGCCTTGCGCGCCTTTTTCTGTACCCTGTCCGTCAGGTCGCGGGCCTTGCGCACTTCCTGCATCATGGCGAAAGCAAAGCGCGCCCGCTGCATGGCTTGCACGGCTTCAACAGGTTTGCCTCGCACAACGGAGCGGGAACGCTCGCCCAGGGCCCGACTCAGGGCAGCCACGAAGCGCTGGGGATTGAGCTGTGCCACGGACATGTCTGCCACTTCCCGACGGGCCATGTCCCGGTAGTAACGGTCAGACAGGCTCTTACGCTCCAGACGCCCGGCTGCGGCCTGCTCTCCCTGTACCTGATCTTCCTGCCCCAGCCGACGCATGGTGTCTTCCACGGCTTCAAGGTATTGCCCATAGCTGTCTCCGGCCAAAAGCTCGCCTTCAGGGGAAAACTCCCCGTCCTGCTCCGCAAGAGCCAGTTCCGCCTGACGTGCCGCCAGCTTGTTCACACTGGCGTCTTCGACAACGAGAGTGTCATAGATCAGGTGGGCAAGGGCGTCGGCATCGCCATCGGTCAGAGGATACTGCATGGCCAGGGAATCGATGGTATCCCCCCTGCCTTTGGCATTCACCAGCCTGGGCATCTTTCTGGCGATATCTTTCACCATGTCTTCGCCCAGGTATTCCACGAGGGAAGCCCGGTCGATACCGCCGGTGCCCGGTTCGCCATCCGTCAGCGCCTTGTCCCTGTGCGACACTTCCCGGATGAACGTCCAGAACGGAGCCGCCTGCAACCCCTCCTTCGCCCGCGCGAACGCCTCACGATACCGCTTGCCGCGCTCCCGGGCCGTGGCCGCGTCCATCCTTGCCGTCACTTCGGCCTCGGCACGTCCGCGCAATTCGTCCAGCCGCGCGCGCTCTTCCCGCGTCAACCCGGCATCAAGCATGAAATCTTCTTCCAGGCCGAATGCCGCCTCCACGGCGGGATCAGTGCGGGCTTCACGCTCGGAAACAAGCAGCCGGTCGAACACGCGGCGCACGTCGTCATTGAGATCAGCGCCCACATATCCCTGCATTTGCACGAAACTGGCATAGACCTGTTTCAGCCAGCGCATCATGCGCCTGAAAACGCCGTCCAGTTCCTTCGCCGGGGACTTGCCTTCCCAAAGGTACTGTTCAAAGCCGCGGGCCGCGTACTCCTGCACCTCGCGCCATTGCTCAAAGCTTAGGTCGCCATCTTCCGGCATACCGGCAAAACGGCGCAGGGTCTCCATATCGCGCCGGGCCTGTTCCAGCCCGTCCAGATGGCGAACATAACCGGCCAGCAGCCGCTCCACGGGCAGCAGTTCACGACGGCGGGCCTCGTTGCTTTCACGGGCCGCCACCATATCCTCGCGCATGCCGCCGGTGGCTTTGCCGCGCCCCGCAGCCCTGGAGGCATCACGCAGGGCCGCCTTGCTGTCTTCGATGGATGCCAGTTCTTCGCGAACATCCCGCAGCAAGGCACGGGCATTTTCTCCATCAACATCACCGGACAGGACAGCGGCCAGCTCCGCACTGTCGATACCCGCCTGCTCCATATCGGCACGCAGACGCTCACGGGCGATGCTGCCGTCATCCGCCGCCACGCGCCGCAGATCGTCCACGAAGATATGGGCCGTCTCGTGCGGGATGGACGACAGGTCCGCGCCCTTGAAAATGCGGATGGCCGCTGTCTGGGAATCGAGCTTGATCCGGGCGCGATCTTTTCCGGCGGTATCAGGCTGGAACAATATCTGCCCCGTCCCGTCATTGACGCCCAGACGTTCCCGGAGTATATTCATCACATCACCCCGATTGGTCCGGTGTACAACGTTTCCTTCTTGGAGAGCGGGTCCCGGCTTTAGCCAGTCGGGGCTGATTATTTTTGTCAGCTCGTGATCGTAGAAACGGTTGCCGTTGTCGTCTTCCCGCAGCACGAAGCCAACTACATAATCCTGACCGTCCAGCCTGATCTTGTTCGCGAAGATATGCGACATGAGACCAGGCTTTTTTTCTATGGAATCAAGATGGATACCACTCTCGATGATCTGCGGGATGAAGGGCACGGATCTGGCCAGCAGCTCATCATACCCATGATGAAGACTGGCCTTGATACCAGATGGCGTTACCTGCACCCCCCAGCCGGTATCCGCGTTGGAGACCGTCGTCCCTTGGGGAAAGGCGGTACGCGCCCAGTCATGGACGGCCTTGCGCATATTCCGGCTGTCCGCATCAACAGCCTTTCCCGGCCCGAACCACTGCGTGCTGTCGGCCTCAATCAGAGGCATGTCGGCAAAACGCGAAGACAGGGTGCCCTGCTGGCTGAAGGTCTGCCCTTCAGCTTCCCCTTCCTCCCCAAGCGTCACACTGCGTCGCCGCATCAGTCCGGCGGCATCCACGCCATAGGCGGCCTCGAAAGCACGGGCCTGTGCGCTATTCAGCTTGCCGTAGGTCTCTGCGGCCTCCTTGCCCACCAGCGGCGCCATCTCACGCACCAGACGCTGTTCTTCCTGCCGCACGGCCTCGGTCCTGCGACGACGCTGCCGCGCGTCTGAAAGGGCCGCCTGCACTTCGTCATTGGCATCGATCAGGCTGAGTTCCCGCAGGTTCGGGGCGCCCGGCGTCTGGCGCAGGATATCGTTCATGGCCGTCATCCCTGCGGAATCCAGACGGGCATGCACCCGGGAAAGCTTGACTTCCAGATCGACCCCGCTTGCGGCCGCCTTTTGCGCTTCCTCAAGCGTGATGCCCAGCGGCGTGAGCACGTCCCGCCCCTGTCCGGCCAAATCGAGGGCCGCCTGAGCCGGGATGTACACGGACTGCGCCAGAACGTCGGAAGCGTTATCCAGCGCATCTTCCATGTACTCCGGGGCGATCTGCTTTGTCTGGCTGGCTTCCACGGCGTCATGCAAGGCTGTATTTTGTTCGGCGAATGCCTGGGCCTGCTGACGGGCCTGACGGCTGGACAGCACACGAACACCGCCACCAAGCCCGCCCCACATGGCGCCGATCAGGCCTTCGTACATGGCCTCACGATTGGCCTGTGCCAAGGTATCAGCATCGAACAGCGTCCGCCCGAACCAGGCTATCTGATCAGCCGGATCTGTCCCCTGCTTTTCGGCAAGTCCCCAGAGGTTCGTTACCAGTTCCGGGTACTTTTGCAGGTATTCCGTCACGAACTCGGAACCCATCGCCCCTAGGGTGCGCCCGATGGTGTCCCTGAAAGAAGCGGAGTTGAAGATGCCCATGAAACGGTCGAGCGAGAGCTTTTCCAGCGGGGCCTGCATAACGGCGTTGGCCAGGCTGGAAACGAACGCCCGTTGCGGCGTCACGCCCTGTTCACGCAACTCCGCGTAGCTCCCGCCGCCAAGCTGCACGCCCATCAGCGAAAGCGCCACGGCAGGGTTGGCTGCTGCCGCCATGATATTGCCAAGCTGCTGCGGTGCAGAACGCAGGAAATCATAGCCGAGCTGCCCGATCCTGGTATCGGCCCGTACTTCTTCGGGACGCGCCCATTTGACCCACTCCTGGGCGGAAGCAAGCATACGCGAAGGCGCACTGCCCGCCCCGAAGAGGTTGCCGGACAAAGCCTGCGCCCCGCCCAGCAGCGAGCGGTTGAAGTCAGCGGCGCCGTGGACCAGCGAGCGGCCCATATCCCGCACATCGTCGGCGGCCTCAAAGGTGGCCCAGTGCATGGCCCTATTGCCGAAGTTCGCCACAGATTCCCCAAAGGTTTTGGCCGTGGAGAACACACCGGCCAGCCCGTCCGTATCGTCACGGGCAAGGGCGGCATTCTCTTTGCGCTGCTGCGCCCAAAGGACAAATGCCTCATCCTCTGAGATCCGCTTGTATGTTTGCTCCTGGCGCGCCTTTTCAGGGGAGGCCGCCACCACGGCCGGAGGCAGCAGGAGGGATTCGCTCAAGGTAACGTTTTCCCCAACCTGTTGCGAGGAGAGCCCGTCAGCAGCCACCAGCGCGGCCCGGACACGATTCCGTCCCAGGGCAATTTCATTCCAAACATCAGGCATCAAAAATCCTCCTGCCTTTCAGGGCCATACGGGAAAGGAATCCCCATCAGTCTGTATTTCTTGTAATTGCGGAGATCTGTTTCCGTGGGATTCGGAAGTCCAAGGGCAAGCAATCTGCTGGTGAGCTCCCGTCTTTCTTCGCTGGAAGAAATCGCAGGCAGCCAGCGTGCCGCTGTGTCGTCGCGCCACGACTCGAAAAGCGAGCTTCCAAAGAAGTCACCCTGTACTTTACCTTGCATCTCAAAATTCGAAATGATGCTTTCCAATTCTTTTTCGGTCGGCACTTTCCCGTCCTGGAGGTGAGAGATGACGGCATCATAATACCCCTCAGGCATTTCCGCTTTCCCTGTCATGCGTTTGTATATTCTCGACACATCGCTGATCGATGCCGTTTTGAGCTTCCCCCCCTGCTCAAGATACTTTCCAGCTTCCTTGATCTGCGCGTCCGTCATGCGGGCATTGAAGCCTGCACGCTCGATCTGCTCCTTGTCCGTGATTTCCTTGCGGTCGATACTTTGACGGATTTCATCGAGGGCCGCACGGTTGGTCGCATTTTCTCGCACCTCGCCGTAGGCTTTTTGCATGGCATATTCCTGGTGTTCTTCAGAGATGCCGGATGCCGCAAGCCTGGACCGTGCTTCAAGAGGGGTCAAATTCTCCGCCTTTACCGTAGCAGCGAACTGGCTGACAGCTGCGGCCGTCTTCGCATCATCCCGCCTTTTTTCAAAAGCCAGCTCACTGGTGACAAGACCGGCCATCTGCGCCCGCTCTTTCATGTCCGAAATGCCGTCAAGACGGCTATACAGTTCCGCAGCCCGTTCTTCCGGCGCAAGCCCCTTCGTCTCAGCAAGCCATTGCCCGACCATGTTGGTGGCGGATTCGGCCCGGGCACGTTCCGCCTCGGCCCGCGCCCGGCTGGCCAGCTCCCGCCCCTTGGCCTGTATCCGTGCCTCCAGCGTGCCCTTGAGGCCGCCAAGGTCTGCGCCGTGCATCTTCAACAGCGTGCGGGCCGCACCCAGGTCTTCGGCCTGGATGGCGTTGACGATCATCTCCCCGAACATCTTTTGCCGGGCTTCACCGAACTTGGCGTCCCGATAGCTCGTATCCCAGCCGTTGCGCCGGGCCATGCTTTCATAGGTGGCCCGGATGGTCCCCACGGCTTCCCCCACGGCGGCATGGTTCATAGGGTCCTGCATGGCCTTGTTGGTGGCGTTGATGATGGCGGCCTCGTCCACGCCGTTGGCATAGGCCGTGCGCTCCCTGTCCACCTTGCCGATGGCCCAGGCGTCGGTCTCCGCGTCCTGACGATCCGCGGCACGCCCGAACATGAGGGACGCCACGCTGTTGGTCCCCAGCTCTTCGGCGAAGCGCTGCCGTGCACCGGTACGCCAGCGCCCAAGCTGCGCTTCCACCCCTTCATCCCCAAGGGCGTTCTGTCCCTTGAGGGTATTGAGGCGGGCGCGCAGCTCCATCTCCTCCTGCTGGTACTTGTTGAAGGCGTCCCTGGCCCGCGCCACCTGATAGTCTTCATAGGCATTGATGCCCACCTGCACGGCCTTGTCAGCGGCCTTCGCCAGATTTGCCAGCCCGCGCGCGGATTCCTGGGCCGCCTCACCGGCCAGCCTGCCGCCCGCATCGGAGAGCCGCTCCGATACCCCGGCGCCGGGAGCGTAGGCCTGCCCGTTCCCCTGATAGGTGGGCAGCGCGCCGCTTCGCGCACGATTGGGGATGGCAAGCATCCTTCCGTATACACCTGACATGCCGACCTCCTAATGGCGAACGGGCTTGTCTACATACTGCCCAAGGGCACGATCCCAGTATTTACCGGATGAGCCGTTACTGTTCTGGCTTTGGTACTTGCCCCAGGTGCTCCCGATCTGCGCGATGCCCCCCAGCGCCGTACCGGCGGCATTGCTCCAGATGCTGCTGCCCGCGGCATCCGCCTGCGCGTCATAGCCGGCGGCCTGCTGGCCGTAGTTCCAGCCCTGCAACTGCGTACCGTAGGCCTTGTCCGATGCCTGGTTGTAGATGTTGAGCGCGTCGATCTCGCCCTGCGCCGCGGTGTCCGCCTGCAGGTCAAGGCTGCTGCCCACGTCCACCGTCGCGCCGGAAGCGCCAGCGGCGGCCCGCTGACGGCCGATGAGCTTTGCCGTCTCCTGCCGCTTGGCGATCATGTTGTCATAGCCTTCCTTGCGCTGGGCGCTGGCCTGCTGCTCGGCAAGCTGCTGGTTCTGCCGGGCCACGTCGGCCTGGTATTCCGCCTGTGCCTGCCGGGCCTTGCCCTGCTGGATGGAACTCATGACGCCCATGCCGGTGCTGGCCACCGTGGACGCGATGCTGATTGCCGTCAAAGCCCCTGCGCTGAGCGCCATGTCTACACCTCCCCGAAGTCCACATCGGCCATGATGGCCACCACACGGAACGGCATGGGCCTGTCCTGCATCAGCCACAGGGACGTGTCCGCATCCTGCCCGGACGGCAGGCTGATCTCGATGTCGCCGCTGAAAGGCTGGCAGGCTTCGCCGTACTTCTCCGGCAGGAACGGCAGGTCATAGGCCGTGCGGCCCTTCCAGCCCTCCACGTCGAACAGGTCTCCCGGCTCCGTCGCCGCGTACTTGCCGCCCACGCTGCGGTACAGACGCAGCACGCACTTGCCGTAGGCCCGGCGCTTGCCCAGCGTCGCACCCTGCTGCGTGTCCGTCTCCAGGGGCAGCGGAGACAGGGCGGAAACATAGTTCAGGCCCACGGTCACGACCTTCGCCGCATACGGCAGCGTGACCGCTCCATCCGCCACCTTCAGTCCCTCCACCGGCGAACCGTCGGCAAGGGCCACCACATCCGCCCCCTCAAGATGCCCCAGACCTGTCATCATCTCCGCCGCCGTCTCCCGCCGTGACGTAAGGCCGCCGTCCACATAGAACGCTTCTTCGATGCCGTCCGTATCCCGGAAACGTCCGGCCAGACGCTCCAGAAAATACTTCTTCGCGCCGCCCACTTCCCGCTCCACCACCAGCATGACCACGTCCTCCTGACTGCCCGAGATGACGGTCACGGAAAGGACCTTGCCCTGCGTCACATGGCGGCTCCAGCCGTAGACGTTCTGCTCCTTCATGTAGGTCAGGCACAGCAGCACGCCGTCGTCGCGCACGGCCCAGATATTGGAGCCGGGCGACTGCTGGAAGGCCCACTGCATGATATGGTGCGATTCCACCAGTTGCGGCGCCAGCAGGGAAAGGTCGTTGCCGGCGTAGCCGTCGGATTCCCACGAGTAATACAGGTCACGCACATGCGATCCCGAGCGCTGGCAGTGCATGACGGACTGGCCGATGATGAGCGGCGCGAGCCCGGAACTGCCCCAGTAGGACTGCACGCTGATCTGCACGTCGCTGGACGTGATGGCCGCCCCGCTGGACGTGGCCTTGTACTCTGCCCCGCTGGTGCCGATGAGCAGGTCACCAAAGGATGCCATCCACCTGATCTCATCGATGCTGCCGGACGCCAGCATGTATTCCACGGGGTCGTCGTCCTGCAGGGGACGGGACTTGCGGAAGTTCTCATAGTCACCCGTCCGGCTCATGAAAAATGATGCCGGGTCATCCTTCGTCCCGCCAAGGACCAACCGTTGCTGGTGGAAGGCCACCGTGGCCGGATTGTTGCCGTCCTCGAAGGGATCCCAGTCTTCCTTGGGCGTGGTGGCCGTGTCCGGCTCGAAGTTCTGGTCCTGGAAGTTCGTGCTCCTGCTCACCCCGATGAAGCCGTAATACCCGGCGCTTTCCCGGTAGACGTTATATTCTTCGGCGCCTTCCACGGCTGTCCATGTCAGGTCCACATGGTTCCCCACCACCCAGTCCGTGGGATATTTGCCCGTGGTTTCCCCCACTGCGGACGCCACGGATTCCACCCCGTCCCCGTCCACGGCCGTCACCACATAGCGCAACGTGTAGTTCAGGGGCGCGTCGTCATCCCCGTTGTCCCGCACGAACGTCACCGTGGGCGCGGCGGGTGCGGCGATGCTTTGATTGAGCACGACCTCTTCCAGGGCCCACTCATAGTCAGGCGCCGTTCCAGAGCGTGTCAGCTTGCGCAGGGCATAATTTTTGTGCGCCAGATAGACGATATCCCCGGCCTGAGCCGTGGAGAGTGCGTACACGTCGTCGAGGGCATACGGGCTTTCGATGGATACTCCCGCAAGCAGCCCGTCCGCGCTGGCGACCGTGATGCTGCCTTCCCGGAAGATCAGCACATAGTTGTTCTCCGGCTCCGTGTTGAACTGGAAAGGGATCAGGACGGACTTGCCGCCAAGATCGGCAATAAAGCGCATCCCCGGCCTGCGCTCTATGTCGCCGTGCAGGTTGGGGATGAAGTTCTCGCAGCATTGCAGAAAGCTGCCGAATTTCTGCAAGTCGTAACGGGCGGAGAGGGTCGGGGTCACTTCGCCGCCCGTGAAATTGCGGAACGCTACGCGGGGCATGGCCTACATCACCCCGGGCGTGTAGACGGAAGAAGTTGAGGAGCCTTGTTGTTCCTGTAGCACGCTGGGGATCTCCGGCCACGGCGTGGCCTCTTCGCCGCCGTCCCAGGGCGCACCGGACTGGGCCGGGAGGTCGCGAAGGGCCTGCCGGTAGGCCTGCACGACGGCGCGCTGGTCGTCGGATATGGGATAATCCGGCATCAGCAGGTAATCCGTGGCGGCAAGACGCCGGTCTCGCTCGGCGCGGAGAGAGGCAAACAGCGATGCAGAAGACGGAGGCTCAGGCGGCGTGAACGTGATGGCGCCGTCGGGGCCGATTTTTGTGTTTATCGGGCTGACAATATTTTCGTACCCGTTCATACCCGCGTCTGTGATTTCCCGCAAAGTAAGTTCTACAGCGCCAGATTTTTTTACAACATCGGCCTCAGAATCACTGTTAGTATTAAATACAATCCCGTTAAGGTTAAAAATCCTGTACATATAGCACCCATCTCCTATTTATACTGCCACGCCGTCAAAGCACCGTAAGCTGTCATCCACCGGATATTCAGCACAACCGTGCTATCTGTCGGACGAAGAAGGAGAATATTGCCAGCCATTGACTCCGTTCCCCCCGGCGTTGTGTAAGAGAGCGCATAAAGCGTAAGGGGCGGCTGTAAAGATTGCGGCCCATCAGCAATGCCACTAGCTCCCTGAATAAAAACGCCTTGATTCGATGTCGATGTTGTCGTTGTTTTATGAGTAATATACAGCAGTGATGTGGTATCTACCCCCGTAATTGTCCAGTTCTCAGTACCGCCAGCAGATTCACGGGTGGAAAGGACAGTAATCTTAGCTTTTTTCTCAGCAGCTCGTTTAGCCTCATCAGCAGTTTTCTGCGCCGCAGCCGCCGCCTCCATCGCCACCTTGAGCCAGTCCTCGCCCAGAGACCCGTCCGCCCCGCCCAGCGGCACCGCCCCGGCCTGCGCCGTAGTGCTGGCCAGCACGCTGCCTCGCTGCGTAGCGGAGGCGTGACGGACGCGCAAAGTGCCATCTGCTTGCTGTTCAAGGCCGTCGTCGTTACCGGTCTGCGGCTTGACCTTACCGGCCACAGCGGAGGTAGCCACAGGCACCGTAGCGGATTCACCCTGCGAGCCACGCAGATTGACGAGCTGCCCCCAGCTACCGTCAGCCTGTTTGAACCGAAGGGCCGTGCCCTGCCATTCATGCTCAGGCGGCAGGCCCTGTGCTCCATCGTCCCCCTTCTCGCCTTTCTCCCCTTGATCGCCCTTGGGGCCAGGGTCGCCAGTTGCGCCCTTCTCACCTTGAGGCCCCTGCGGTCCTTCCGGGCCTTCAATTCCTGGCTCTCCTTGCGGGCCAGGTTCGCCTTGCGGGCCAGTATCGCCTTTCTCGCCAGCAGGGCCTCGCGGGCCGGTATCGCCGGGGTCCCCTTTTTCCCCCTGAATCCCCTGTGGGCCTTGCGGGCCAGTGTCTCCAGGGTCGCCCTTTGCGCCGTCAGCACCGGCAGGCCCTTGGATGCCCTGCAATCCGCGCTCACCCTGCGGGCCTTTGGCCCCGATTTTCACCCAGAAAGTGCTGGAATTGTCCTGCGGGGCAGTGCCAGCAGGCGCATCCTTTACGCACTCCCAGACCTCTCCATTCAGCGTCACGCGGTCAAGCACGACATACGCTTTCGCGCTGCTGTATGCGCCCTGAAAGACAGGGCGCACCCTGCCAAGCGTCATGCTAGGCATACGTCACCTCCAGTTCGCCATTTTCATTGATCTTGTATGTGGCATCCGGGGCTGCCTGCCCCGTATAGTTCAAAATGAGATTTCCCATGCCGTCCACAGCAAACTGGATGAACTGAGCATCCAGCGCTGTGGTAATGTCTCCGGCCTCCCCTTTCGGCCCCTGCGGGCCAGGCTCTCCTGGATCTCCCTTTTCCCCCTTCTCGCCTTGCAATCCTTGAGGCCCCTCGGGCCCACGCGCCCCGGTATCACCTGTGTCTCCTTTCGGACCGGTCAGACCCTGGTCGCCCTTTTCGCCTTTTACGCCTTGCGGACCGCGAGCTCCTGGTTGGCCTTCATCGCCCTTCGCGCCAGGAGGGCCGGGAATTCCTTGGATACCCTGCGGGCCGCGCTCGCCCGTCTGCCCTTGGATTCCTTGCAATCCTCGTACTCCTTCCTGGCCCTTCGGGCCTTCAGGGCCGCGTTCGCCTGTGTCTCCCTTGTCCCCCTTGGCACCCTGTGGCCCTGTGGCACCGGCCGGTCCTTGCACTCCGGGCATGCCGCGCGGGATTTTGAAGAAAAAGCGCAGGGAATCCGGCACGAAGTCCACGGCCGCAGCCTCCCCAGGCTCCAGCGTCTCCGCCTCCGCCGTGAGGCTGCCGATGTTCAGGTAGCTATCCTGGGCATCTTCCAGCAGTTGCCGTGCGGCCTGCTCGTGCCCTGCCGCGGCCTGCTCGCTGGCGGCCGCATCCGAGGCGCTGTCGGCGGCGGCCTGTTCGCTATTCTTGGCGGCACCGGCGCTTTTGACTGCCTCATCCCGCGCCTTCAGCAGTTCTTGCGCCATGTCTTCCGGCGTCTCGTCGCTTGTGGGCGGCAGGATGACCGCCCGCTGGAGCTGCTCCAGCAGCTGCTGGCGTTCGGCCGTGGCCCTGTCGAGGCCCGTCTCGATGACTTCCGGGTCGAAGCGTGTGCCCGTGATGTAATCATCTTCCTGCGTGAATGGCATGTCGCGGGTGATGGCCAGCTTCCAGCCGGAGGGAAGAGGTGCGCCGGCATGCAGATAGGAGACCGTCCCGCCGCCTGCGGAAAGCGTCACACTGTATTCACCGGTCTCCTGCACATAGCCCTGGGCATCGGTGACGGACACAAGGATCTGATCCTCATCCCAGACTTTGAAGGAAAACGGGAATTCCGTCGTCGCCCCGTTGCCCGTGTAGACCGCCTTGCTGGTGGTACTTTCCAGCGTCATTACCAACACCTCCTTGCCGCGATCCAACCGTCCAACTGCGGGCGGTCCGTCCCTTCACTGGCGTCCTGCCCCTCGCTCCTGGGCACGGCCAGCTGATAGAGCTGCTCCAGCTCCTGTACCTTGCCGGCATTGTTCTTGAGCAGCGGCACGGACACCAGCGCCGCCAACTTTCGGGCCATGGCCATGACGAACAGCTCGTCCCAGCGGGTGGCTTCCTCAACATCGAACGTGCAGGTTGCCATGGCTCGCGGCACATCGCACAGCAACAGGGCCCCCTCCGTGTCGCTCTCCAGCCGGAACGGCCTTTTCCTTCCCTGTTCCCTGCCGTCATGCACGGCATGGACCTTGAGACAGCCATCCGGCAGCGCATAGGCATGCCTCCATTCTTCAGCATAGGCGGCGGGCAGGCTCTTCTCAGCCAGCACCACACGCCGCACGGCGAAGCGATACGGATAGTCCCGCAAGGCCGAGCGCCGCGCCCTGTCCCAGTATAAACCGCACTGGATGGCTTCCGGCGTGTTCTCATTGGCCGACGCGATGGTGCGCGTACCGATGAAACCCAGCGCCATATTGAAGATATCCAGCTTGCTCGCCGTTGATGGCATGATCTTCCCCTTTCCCGGCCCGAAGCCATACCCCGGGCCGGGCTGCTTCAGCTCTACCCCTTGACCACACCGGCATCGATGTACATGCCGGCTTCCCAGGGCTGATCATCTTCACGAACTACGGCGGCAAAGACCTTGCCCGCGGTAAACGTCCCCGTGGGCGTCGCCACCATCTTCAGCCAGGGCTTGGTCACACCGGGCGGAAGAAAACGCCAGCCGATGGTCTTGCCGACTTTGAGATCGGCCAGGGCCACGGTCACGGTGGAGCCGGGAACATCACCGTAGCTCCCGCCTTCCGTATCGCTCTGGGTCAGCTTGAACTCGATGGAAGTGCCGCCCGCAAAAGCCGCTTCCACCACTTTGGCAACGATGGGGATGGGTTCGGCCCGGCCGGGCTTCATGAGGGACGTCAGCCCCACGGCGGGGCCGGTCACGGCACTGGACGTGATGACTGCGGAATCAAGCAGAACAGCATTGGAATCGATGAGCATGGTTCCTCCCTAGGAAAGCACCGCTTCGGTGGAAAGGATGGCGTCGCACTGGCGGATGGGCCGCCCATGCAGATTGGGCACGGCCTTGCTGGCGAAAAATTCGCCATAGACCAGATGCACGTTGCCCGCGTCGGTGGCCTGGAGTTCCAGAGCCGTGAGCACGTCCTGGTTGCAATACCAGACCGCCCGGTCACGCAGATGCTGGGGCATCATGTTCTTGGCCTTGATGGTCAGGGCCTGCAGGTCGATGAAGCCGGATTCCCCCTTGCGCAGCGTCAGCTTGCTGGTATCCAGGTTGCAGATGCGCACGACGGCGCGCCAGTCACGCAGGGCAAGGCCGCACTTCCAGGTATACAGATCGCCAACGCACTGGAATTTCTTGCCGTCATCGTCGAAGGTCATGTACTTGCCCAGATCTTCGTTTTTCAGACCGCCGGTACTGCCCTTGGGGTAGATGCCGTGGATGGAATTCCCGCCCCAGCTGATGAGGTACATGGAGGTTTGCTTATTGGCGGAACTGCCAGCAGCATTCACCACGTTGGGGCTGGTCTTGCTGGGATACCGCATGGCCAGGCCGTTGAACTCGTCGGGATTCTTGTTGCTGTCGCCATAGAACAGCGTGCCGGCCACCTTCTGGCGCATGGCTTCGGCAAACGCCTTGCCTTCGCTCAGACGGAACGCCTTGGCCTTGTCGCCGTACAGCTCGATCTCGGCGATATCCAGCTCCATGCGGGCTTCCAGCATGCCGCAGCTCTCCTTGACCTGGGCCCACTGGGATTTGCTGGGCGGCGTCCCCTGATACAGACGGCGCCAGTACACGGCGGGCAGGCCGGTGCGGACGCGCGTCAGGTGACCGTCGGACTGGTTGGATTCCATCCACTGGACATCGCTCAGGATGTCGTTGGTCTGGTTCATCAGTTCGATGATGTCGCCCGCGGGCTGGCCCTTGTAGAAATCCTCCAGTTCGGCCAGCGTGGCGACAAGACCCTTCTCATAAGACATATCACTGTCTCCTTGTCGGTTGAGGTTGCGGCGCTAGACCTTCATGTCAGGGTACATGCGCTCTTCCAGAGGAATGTCGCGGCTTTTGCCGGCGCCATTCTGGCCTACGAAATCGTGCTCTTTCATGGCCCTGCCGATGCGGGCCACGGCCCGGATGATGGTGGGGTTGTTCTGGTATTTGCTGTCCCGGAGCAGTGCACGCAGGCTGCCGTCGGGGTCGAAGGCGGCCAGCGCCCGGCGGGAATCGGCCAGCGTCTCCTTCCAGTTGTCGCCGCCGAACTCTTTGTCTCCCCTGATCTCCTTCGCCCAGCCCTGCAGGACGGCGGCCTCACGCTGCTGCATGGCTTTGGTCACGTCGCCGTGGAATTCACGGTGCCACGCCAGCATCCCCTCGGCCTGCTCTTTTGTCAGGCCCAGTTCGCGAGCCTTGGCCGTGAAGCTGTCCAGGTTCTCGGCAGGCAGAGGAAAATCTTCCGGCGCTGTCAGCTCATAGGCTTCCGGCTCCTGCTGCTTCCCGCCGTCCTTCTCTTTGCCCCCTTCGTCTTTTGCCTGCCCGCCATCGCCTTGCCCAGGATCATCGGCGATGCCGCCCGTCTCTTCCTTCGACTCATCGGCAATACCGCCGTCATCCTTCAGGGTGTCATCCGCTCCGCCTTCATCGGCGATGCCGCCGGGCGTCACATTCTCGTCAGCCATTGTTCACCTCGTCATTGTTGATGATGATGTTCCCGGCCCCCACAGCAGCGCAGAGCGTCACAATGGAAAGCCCTACGGCACGCTGCCCCGCATCAAAGGCCGCCCGCACATGATCCGCCGGATAGCCGGCCTGAAAGACACCTGTGCCACGCACCAGCCAGCGCAGGAAATATTGCCCGTCAGGAGTATTCGCCAACTTGCGGACCACACTTTCCAGTTTGGCCCGGTGCAATTCCTGCGCCTCCTGGAGGCGTTTCCGTCCGTCGTCCGGCATATCGTCGCCCCACACATGATCGCTGCTCATACCGCCCCCAGACCGCCAAGGATGGTCCCCATGAGCGTCTGCCCGTCAGCTCCCACCGGCGTCTGCCCAAGGTTCTTGGCCGCCGCCGTCATGTCCACGGCCTGCTGCGTCGCCAGCGCCGCTTCCTCCTGCTGTTGGGCGGCCGCCTGCGCCCGGGCTTTCTGCTGCCGTATCTGCCGCACGGTCTGCTCGTCCCGCAGGCAGCCCTCAGGCATGCCCACGCGATCCAGATAACTCTTGACCATGTTGTCGGTATCCAGCATGTCCAGCGCATCCGGCGCCATCTGCGCGGCGTTGACCACAAAGGCCATGCCCTGGTCTATGGAACTGGTGGCCGTCAGCTTCTGGGCCTGGGCCAGCACCGATTCAAAGGCCACGTCCAGTTCCGCATAGTGCATGCCGTCGGGCATGGGCGGCAGCACGCCATATTGCCCCATGAGCATGTAGGTGCGGATGATGAGCGGTTCCAGCAGCTCCTTGTGCAGCCGCTCCACCACAGGGCCGATCAGGATCATCTTCTCCTGCTGCTTGGCCTGGATCTCCGTGGCCGTGATCTGGCGGCGGTCGTCATCGATGAGCATGCGGAACAGGTCCACATACAGGCCGTCATTGATGACCTTTTCCACGCCCTGGATGCCCTGCATGGTGTAGTTGAGCGCCTGCGGTTCCGGCTGCTGGATGGGCACGATGGGCGCACCGGCGGACGTGAGACGCCCCATGTCCACGAAGTTCAGCGCGCCCGGCGTGATATCCACACCGAAGGCCTTGATGCTGCTGTCAGCCGCCAGCGGCGGGTCGGCTATCTTGTGCTGCATCTTCCGCAGCGTGGCGGTCATGGCCTGGAGCATGCGGCAATCAGGCGTCACGTCCATGGCCGGAGAACGACCGTAGACATCGGCTCCGTTCACGTCCCAGCGCGGCGCATAGGCCGGAAACGAATCAAAACCGCCCTCGGACAGGACGCAGGGCTTGCCGCTCCCGCCCGCAGCCTGCAGCCAGTAGACCGAGGCAAAGGGCTTGTTTTCCCCGCCCAGCCCGCCAGGGGCATCACGACGCGGGAAAACGCCGTGGATAACGTCGAAGCGCACCACGCCGCCCTGCCCCGTTTCCCGCCTGGCGACGTTCCTGACGGCATCCGGCACGCGCTCTTCGCCCCAGCGGTCTACGATCTGCCGCGCGGTCATATTCAGGCGACGGAAAAACGTGTCCACCTCGTTGCGCCCGTTCACGTCCAGCACATACTCCCCGGCCCGGATCAGATGAAAATGGATGCCATCCTCGTCCGCCGTCTCGATGAGCAGCCCCGTGCCGAACGTGCCCAGGTCCGCATAGAGACCATGCACCGCATTGTAGAAGTTGCTTTCATGCAGCACACGCTGCATCCGGCTGGTGACCTCCTCCAGCCAGGCGTTGAGGCCAGGCATCCCGGCAATGTCATCGCCTTTCGTCGTCAGCCGGAACCAGGGCCGCACAGGGCTGGTCATACCGCCCTGCATCCCGGCGGCCAGCGTGCGCATGGCCAGCACACCGGCTGAATTGACCAGCCGCCCGTTGAGCTTGGGGGACTGGTGCGCCGTCGTATCGGTATCCGAACGCCAGCGACAGGGCAGGAACAGCTCGGCCAGCGACCGCCATGCGGCATCCCAGCCGCTCCGCTCCGTGCGCAGCGCCTCATAGCGCCGGGCCAGTTCGTTGACATCCACGGCCATCAGTCACCTACCCCAGCGTGGTCCTGCCGCTCTGGTCGGTCGTCGCCAGACCGCCGCGTTGCGTCATGATGCTGGACGCCAGCCCCCGGTTTTTGCGCTGTTTGTCCTTTTGCGCCTGGGCCGCCGCCGATGCCCCGGCCGACAGGCTTTTCGTCGGCTGCTTTTCCGGGATGGGTTCGATCTCGGGAGCGTCATAGCCGCCCCCACCAAACAATCCACCGCCCATTACTGCACCTCCACTGTCTGCTTGATGCTCTCCGGCGTCGCCATCACCAGCACGCCGTCCACAAAACGCTGTTTGCGCGAGTACCAGAACAGTCCCGGAACCCGCCCCAGCTCGTAAAATCCAACCTTTCCCAGCATGGCGAGGACGTGCCGGTTGGGAGCGGCCACCTTGCCCATGAACGACGCCAGCTCCAGATTTTCACACGCCCAGAGCAGGGCTCCCCGGCACAACGCGGCAGCCTGGCTGAAGAAGGGGCGGAAGGCCGCCACACCTATTTCAGCCGTCAAAGTACGCTGCGTCACAGGATGTAGGATCATGAACCCGGCGGGAACACCGTCGATGGCCCCGCCCAGCACCAGCACGTCGGGCCGTGACATAAGCCTGACCACGATCTCCGGCGTCCACTCGTCAGGATCTATGTCCGGCCATGCCGTCCAAAGCGTCCCGTCCTGCCGCATGTTTTCGTAAATGGCCCGGTAATCGGCCTCATGCAGCAGCACCTTGTACGTCATCTCCATGCCTACCACTCCAGCAGATCGTATCCCGTTTTGGCCGTTCCACGGCCTCCCAGTGTCTCCGGCCGCCGGAAGCCCACAGCCGCGTAGCGCATGGCGTCGGCGCCGTGGCTCGTCCAGTCATGCAACGGATGCGGCTTGAAACAGCTACGCACATCGTCCCATTCCCGCTGGTAGGCCCACAGCGATTGCAGGCCCTGCCCGCATCTCTCCCGATCGAACCAGGCGGCGCCCAGTACCTGCCGCACGCCCTCGATGCCGTCAGCCACCGGGAGCTGCGGCGCGGTAATAAAATTCAGCCCCAGCCCGCGTGCCGTCTCGATGCGGCTCTTCCCCGTTCCCAGCTCCCGCACGGCAAGATCATGCGGGCCGACGTGGACGCCGTAGCGGTAGCCCTTCCTGGCCAGTACCTCAGCGTAATGTGCCAGCCCCTCACCGGAGGCCTCGTAGTAGTCGATGAAACGCCATTCCCCGAACCGGCCCACCGGCAGGAATTGGAAAAACCAGATGGCCGTGGAATCCGACATGCCCAGGTCCCACGCCGTATTGACCAGCAGGTTCGGCTCCACCGGCACGGTGCCGATGCGCCCGGCCTCCTCGGCCTGCTGCAGCAGCCGCCCATAGTACGACCCGGCTGCCACCAGCACGGGGTTGCCCTCCCAGATGTGGTCATACTTGTCGGGATCCGTGGCCTTGCAGTGCTCCATCTCCCGGCGCAGGGAGGCCGGAAACCACGGGTTGTCCCGCCAGCCGACTTTCCGCACCAGGCTGTCAGGTGGCGGCGTCTTGACCACGAAGCGCTGCCAGACGGGAGAGTTGATACGGGCCGGGTTGAAAGACATCCAGATTTCCGAGCCCTCTGCGCGCATGGTGGGGATGAGCAGGTCAAGGCTGCGCTCGGAGACCGTCTCCGCCTCCTCGATCCAGCAATGTGTCAGGGCCTCGAAGGACTTGATGCGCTCAGGCGACATGCGCAGGCCGGCGAAAATGAATAGCGAGCCGTTCCGGCCCCTGATCTCCGCATCCGTGGACGCGTAGTAACCGCCCAGGCCCAGGCGCCCGATCTCGTCATCCAGAAGACGCTTCACGCTATCCCGGATGGAGTTCTGCACCTCGCGGGCACACAGCACACGCACGGGCCGCTGCACACCGGTCAGCAGCAGCGCCCTGGCGAAGGCCCGGGACTTGCCGCCACCGCGGCCGCCGTAGAAAACCTTGTAGCGGTGCGGCTCGAACAGTCCCCGGAAGGCCGCGGGCATGGAGGCATCAACGGCCATTGCCAGCCTCCCCGCTCTGTTCCCCGCCGGGCTCCACGAACCGCACCACGATCTCCGAGGCCATCGGCCCGCCATCCGGTCCGGAGACTTCCGCCTTCACCTTGTCCGTGAAAATGCCCAGATGCTTGCCCAGCAGTTCCAGCGCACGGTTTGCCCCCTTGGCGTCGAACGTCCACACGGCCCGGCCCTCTTCATCCGTGACCTGCTCGCCCTTGCGGTCCAGGACCGGCGCCCGCTGCATGGTGCGCTCCACGACCTCCACAAGGTTCGAGAGGACATAGTCCTGCGTCACCTCGACGCGCCGGGCACGTTGGGCCTGCGCCGCAGCCACAGCCCGCTGGATTTCAACATTTTTCAACAACCGCTGACCAACGGAATAGGCCGTCCGCTCACTGTAGCCTGCACGGATAGCGGCTTTGGTTGCATTCAGGTCCACCAGGTACTGCCTGACGAACTCTTTCCGCCTATCCGTCAGCTTGGGCACGGTCAGCCTCCTCAGCCTTGATTTTTCCGGTCATCACCGGGCATTCGATTTCCTCATTTCCGCAGGCCACCCGGCAGCCATTCCGGCCCAGGTACGGGCAGCCTGTGGGGCAGCAGCTCACATGGTCACACGCTGGACGCATTTCTCCCCCCGAAAAATCCCACAGTACGCCACGCGATACGTCGGCCCTGCCCTGCTGCTCCGCCCGACTCCCTGCTAGGGGCGGCCACGCTCCGGCGTCGATTGCGTGGCCCATTCAAAAAGGCGACCGTTTTCCCGTTACCCCGCTGCGTGCGGGCGATCGGCGGCCGGGGGGCGTGCCGCCGCGTGGCTCTCTACAAAAAAATCCCTACCCCTTCCTTTCCTGCAGGGCCTCAAGACGCGTCAGGCGGTTCTCATGGTCATCGGTACGGCGAAAAAACTCCCGGTGGTCGCGGGAGTTCCCGTCACGGTCGGCAAAGGCCATGATGCAGCCCTCACGATGCACCACCAGGTCGTCCAGCTTGTCGCTGATGCGCTTGAGGCAGTAGCCGCCCACCCCCAGCAGCAGTACCCACAGGCCGAAGATCACGCCCAGCAGGACGGTGATGAAATGCCCGTTGTCCATGCCCCCTCCTAAAAGCCCATGCCGAACATGGCCGATACGGCCAGCCACAGTTCCTTGCCCATGCTGGGCGGCAGCAGCACGTCGGGCCAGTAGGTAGCGATGACGGGCCGCAGCAGCAGTTCCCAGCCCGCAGCCACGGCCAGCAGGTACATGAGCAGCTTGCGCGGCGTCATGCGTCCGCCGCTGGTGCGTTCCGTCTCGGCGTTGATCTCCATCTGCTGTTGCTGGAGCCGGGCACGGTCGGGCAGGATCTTCTCCAGGGCCTTGCCGCCCAGGCCCAGCAATGCGGAAAGCCAGCCCATCACGCCCTCCTCTGCGCCAGCAGGAACTTTTCCAGGGCATCGGCCCGGTTGAGCCAGCCCTCCAGAAAAACGGCCTGCGAAGGGTTGTCGCGGGCCAGCCCCTCGTAGAAAGCGCGGCGCGCCTCGATGACGGCCCGGATCAGGGCGTCCGTGTCACAGGCCAGCGAGGCCCGCGTCCGGGGCCCCAGGATGCCGTCCACATCGATCTTCACGCCGTAGGGTCCTACACAGGCGTTGTAGCCGCGCTGGGCCAGCTTGACGGACTGGGCACAGCCACTGTTGACGGCGGCGTCGTAGAGGAAACAGGCGGGCCGGAACGGCATGTCGTCCAGACGCAGCCGGTCCCAGAACTCGCGCTTGAACATGGCCTCGGCCATGTCCGGCGTCACGGAGCGCATGGAGGCCTTGTTGACTGGCAGGCGGAAGCCGATGCGCTGCAACCAGTCGCGACCCTGCTGGGTCGCGGCGATGCCCTTCACGAACTTGAGCGAGGCCCCGTAGGCCGTCATGCCGCCGGTGTCGGCGGGATGGTCGGAAAAGCCGCCCTCCCAATGGGCGGTGAAGGCATGGGCACGGTGGAAGTTGTCAGGCATAAAAAAACGCCTCCGAGGTTTTGCCGGAAGCGTAGCATAACTAGCTGATAATAAAAACAGAGTGGATTTTTTTTAAAAAAGGTGGAAAGTTTTTGAAAAAACACATTGACAAATCAAAATGGGAGACGTATATTGTATTTAACGAAAGGGAGGAAAGACCATGAAGACCACCATCACCCGCCGAGTTATGATGCTTGCCCACGCCATCCGCCGCGCCGCTGCCGCCCGCTTCGACTGCCGTGCCGCTGAAATCATCTTCGGCGAATGTCTAAAGATGGCCTGGGCAGAAATCAAGGCTGAAGCCAACAAGTCCCAGATCATCACCAACGAAAAGGGCTTCGTGGTCTTCCAGCACCGCAACTGGAACTACAACGGCGACAAGAACACCTGGGCTCGCGTCGATGACGACAAGCTGACCGTCAACATCGGCAAGGGCTTCATCTCCTCCGGTTACCTGGAAGAGCTGGAAACCTTCCTCGCCCCCTACAACCTCAAGATCACCACCGGCCGCGTGACCGTGGCCCTGTAACAACAAGGAGTAAAAAATGAGCAAGGAAATCAGCCTGAACAATGGCACCACCTGGATGACCGCCGACGAAGCCATGCCCACCATTGACGACCGTGCCCTCTGGGACGCCATTGTCGAGGTCATGGACGCCGAGACCCGCGAAGCCGTCCATAGTGAGCTGGCCCCCTGCACCAACCTGGCATTCCTGCGCCGCTATCTGGAGCTGGCCCCCGAAGACCTGATCATCGGATAACGGTATGGGGTGCCCGTTGAAGCAACGCACCTGCCGCGCATGTGGCCGCTCATTTCTGGGCGGCCCACGCGCATGGTATTGCCCCCAGTGCCGCATGGAGAGGCGGAAAAAGCAGTCGGCAGCGTACAAGGCCCGCAAAAGGACGGGGGATGTGAGAGAGCTCGGCAGCACGGATAGCTGTGCCATCTGTGGCGCGCCATACACGGTCACCGGGCCAAATCAACGCTACTGCCCGGCGTGTGCCCCGGATGCCGTCAAAGCCGTCGATAGCGCACAAGGAATGGCCTACTACGCCGAACATAAGGATGCGATAAATCCTTTGCGCAATGCGAAGCGGCGCAAAGGAGAGCGCATCTGCCCCATTTGCGGGGCAGCCTATCGGGCCCACGGGAAAAACAGTTATTGCTCTGAGGCGTGCAGACGCGAGGGGAGACGCTTGTCTCTTGTCAAATCTGAGGCCAGGAGGAAGGAGCGGAGGATGCAGGATAAAGCTAAAAAAGATCCCCGGGGCGGGGCGCGCCCCGGAGCTGGACGAAAACCACGCCAGGATGCGGAAAAAAAACAGCAGCACTCCATAGGGCTCTTTCCCGCAGAATGGCATGCCCTAGGAGAAATGGGCGCGGCACAAGGCCTGAGCGCTACACAGTACGCTGCTGAGGCCCTGAAACGTCACATAGCAGAGCGGAGCCGGTAAACAAGTGCGCCGTATGAGCATCAAGGGCTCCAGGGTCAGCCCATACCCCGGAGCCCGGCTGCCGTCTGACAGGGTAGCCACGCTTGATGATGGCATGGCGGGAAAGACAGAGATATTTTTCAATGGATTTCCAGCCTCTCAGATATTTTTCCATCAATCGTCCCTCCCGTAGGCATCCAGCAACGCCACCTGATCCGGCGCCGGAGCGATGCACACACGGCACGCCCCGCCCTTCACGATCCCGCCTTCCTCCAGGTGGATGATTTTCACATGACGGTCGTCTTCCCACACCCGGGCTTCGGTCAGGCTGTCCAAGACGGCCTTGAGCCGGTTGTCCAGGTCATAGCGGCGCCTGTCGGGCGGGAAGAGCGTCACCGCGATGGCGAGACGCCCGGACAGGGGCGCGGACGGTCCCCGCCGCTGCTGCAGGACAGCCCCCACAGCGGTCAGCTTGAACTCCCTGCCCTCTTTCGAGAGCAGCGTCCTGGGCTTCCCGGAAACAAATACGCGGCGCCAGTAGTGATTCACCGAGGGCGGCCACGGCAATGTGTACGTCAGGCTTTTCATATCTCTCTCCTATCTCCACAGTTTCCCCACTCCCCAGCACACCGCCAGCACTGCGGCCAGCCAGCAGATCCAGATCACCAGCCAGAATCCTTTCCCGGGCATATCTCCCCTCCTACCTACAGCCCGCTTTCCTGCCGCTCGAACTTCGCCGCCCACGCACTGGCGTTCTGGTCTTCAACGAAGTCCGCAAAGGGCTTGTCGAAGACGAGGTGCGCCACACCGGTGCCGGAGCTGCGGCCCTTGGCCACGATGGCCTTGACCGGGGCCCTGGGCATCTTCTGGTTCGCCTGCGTGGTGTGCAGGAACATCACGATGTCGGCATCCTGTTCGATGGCGCCGGATTCACGCAGGTCTGAGAGCCGCGGCTCCCTGTCGCCCTCTTCCACACGCCGGTTGAGCTGGGAGAGCAGCAGCACGGGGCAGTCACAGTCCAGGGCGAGCTGCTTCATGCTGCGGGACATCTCCGCCACTTCGCGCTCGCGGCTGGCGTTTTTCTGGTCAGGGCAAAGGAGCTGGAGATAGTCCACGATGACCAGCCCGCAGCCCTTCAGGCTCTTTGCCAGACGGCGCACTTCGCGGGGGCACATGGGCGCCACGCTTTTTTCCACGATCCGCAGCGGCAGGCCGGAAAGCTCCGCCTTGCAGCGCAGCAGCTTTTCGCGCACGCCCTGGGCATTGCCGATACCCTGACGGAAGATGCGGAAATCCACCCGGGCCTCACGGGCCATGATGCGGGACAGCAGCGTGTACTCTTTGACCTCGCGGGAAATGAACAGCACCGGCACGCCGGCTCGGGCCGTCTCCACGGCCATGCAGCCGGCCAGGGCCGTTTTCCCCAGACCGGGGCGGGCAGCCAGCACGGCCAGCTCACCGGGCACCAGGCCACCCTTGAGGACGCGGTTCAGCGCGGGCCACGGGGTGGGCAGGGGGGCCGCGGCCTCTCCCTTGTCCAGCACGGCCATCATGCGATCCAGGGCCCCGGCAAGGGTGGTTTCATCAAGGCGTCCGCCTTCCATCCCGGCGGCCAGAGAGGACAGACCGGCGGCGATCTCCGCCGGGTCATTGCCGTATCGCTGGCAATCGGCCACCAGGGACATCAGCCTGCCTTCCGCAATCCGCTTCGTTCCTTCCCGGCAGACGCGGGCGGCAAGGTTGGCCACGGCCTCGTCGCTGTTGCCAAAAATCGAATCGCTGTGGTGCGCAAGGTCTATGGCCAGTACCGGCACATATCCCGGAAGCTTGGCCTGCACCGCCAGCGTCAGGTGCTCGTACAGTCCCGCCAGGGATACTTTCTTCCCGGCAGCGGCCATGTCGCACATGCCGCGATAGATGGCCGCCCAGACAGAGCCGTCAGCCAGCATGTCCGGCGGACAGAGGGCCGCCAGATCGGATGCGTCCATGGTGCCCCAGGTCACGGCAGCCAGAGCGGCAGCCACGAAGTCCTGTTCCGTCTGCGAACGCAGCTCGAAGACCTGTTCCCCGGCCATTACGCCACCTCCTGGTCGTGGTATTTGCCGTCAACGATGCCGTCGAAGTTCTTCGCCTTGACCATCCACGCCAGGCAGTTGCGGAACGTCCTGCCGTCACGCCCGGAGCGCCTGCCCATCAGGAACTCGGAACGCCTGACGTAGCCGAAGAAGCGCCGGAAGTAGTCCACCCCGCTGTTCTCATCGGAAAATTTCCCTTCGCGCAGCTTTTCTCTCCAGCGGGCCCGCAGGTCTGCCCCTTGTTGCGCCCGCCACACCCTGACCCTGGGGAGCTCCGGCAGGATGGCCTCGTAGACCTCGATGATGCGCTTGTGAGGGCACGGGATCTCTCCGGGCCTGGTGTGCGGGTCTGGCCGGTCGAGGTCGATGCGGGGATTCTTCTCGTCGGGCTCGCTGGCGGGGGCGTCAGGGTCGTCGCCGGGCACGGCGTCGACAACCACTCCGTCAGGAGTGGTATTAAATACTGGTTTCTGGTTTCTGGTTTCTGGGGCATTGCTAAACGCATGCTCGTTTATGCTCGTAGCATCGGTGAGCATCGGTTGAGCATTGCTCGCGTCTGCTTCTCGCTCTTCTTTAGCTTTGCTCCAGCGTGCTGCGGCAGCCTTTTTAGCTTTGCTTGATCTGTCGTCGCTCTTGCTTGCGTATGCTTGGTGCTCTTCCCAATCGTGGATGAAAAACACGCCATCCTGCTCTTCCAGCAAACGAAGATCCAGAAGCGTTGCAACGAGTTTGCCGTCTTCTCCGGCCCATCTGGCGGCAAATTCAACATCTTCCCCGTCTAGCCCTGCCAGCTTTCCACCGGGACGGTTCTTGGCTGTCCATGCCCACAGTTTCAGCAAGCAAAAGACGCCTTCCAAGCCAAGGCGCTTTTCAAGCTTTCCGACTTTGGGATGGTCGAAGAATTCCAGGGAAAGCCGAATGTCTATGTTCATCGTCCCATCTCCTTCATCCTGCTTTCCGCCCGGCGCACACGCTCCCGTGCGTCCCTGACAGCCATGATGGCTTTGTGTGCATCGTCTACTGCAGCCCTGTAGGCTCGCTTCGACAGCCTCAATTCCGCCTCTTCCAGCCCAAAAACCTTGCGTTCCACTGTTTTTTCGTGCATGATTCACTCATCCCTTGTTGGATAGCGTTTCTGCTTGGCCCCTCTGTCCGCCCAGAGGGGCTTTTCTATTTCCTGCGACCTGTGCGGCTTCCCTCTGTCCTCATCTCGTCCATGATCTCCCGCTCGTGCCCCCGTATCCATGCTACCACGTCTCGGCGGCAGGCCGGGTCACGGATGACGAGCTGCCCCTCCCATCCAGGGCTGCTGTCGTAGTCGATGTGCAGCTCAATGCTGGACCAGAAGGTGCGGACGATCTGGAGCGGGGTCACACGTCACCAAAATCTTTTGCTGCTGGAGATACCCCGCGCACTCAGGGCCGTGGCGTCTTCCAGCTCCTTGCGGGGAATACCAAGCTTGCGCTCGTACTGGCGCAGCATGTAGGGGCTGATCCGCATGTCCCCGCGCATGTGCTGGCCCACGGTATTCTCGCAAAGGCCGTGCCGCTTGCAGAACGCCTTGAGCGTCAGCCCGCTGTCCACTACCGCCTTGCGCAACACGGCAGCCCCGTGGGAAGGCGCATTCTCCGGCTTCGGCAGCACGGGCTCACCGTTGGCGATGACCGGGCACCTGCTCCCGGCCACGCACTCTTCACGCTCGCCGCACGGCAGACGGAGAGCCGTCAGGTGCATCCGGGGGGCAGTGCCGGAGCTGTCGGGCATGGGCCGCCAGAAATGTGTCCGTATCCCGTTTTGCTTCCATGTATCCCACCTTTTCCGCCTGCATCACAGGCGATTTTTCTTCGTGACTGACCTGTCCAGCCGTTTGTCGTAGCCTTCAAGCATGGAAGGGTTCCGCTCCAGGATCGCCAGGTAGGTTTCCACAGCCCGCACCACAAGACCGCTGGACGTGATCTCGTTGCCGGTGGCGCCGATGACATCCAGCATCCGCCGCCGCAAGGCACACGGCATCCTCACGCTGAATTGCTCAGTCGAGGGGCCGGCCATAAAGCGATTCTCCGAAACTCAGGAGGGTATCAGCCATGACGCTACGCCGCCTTCATCTTGCGATACTTCCCCAGCAGGTTGTGATCCTGCTTGAGGGCCAGCCGGAGCGCCTCGATGACTTCCACATGGTGGATCTTGACGGTGCCGTAGTGGCTGTCTTCCGTGATGCGCGGCTGGAGCCCCATTCTTTCCCCAAGCTGCGAGAGCTTGCGGCCCACCTGCGAGTACATGCCCGCAGACTCGTGGAACACCTCCAGCAGCCACGGGATGGCCTTCACCTGCTTCCAGTGCTTCCCCTCGCCCAGCTTGTCGGCCAGAGCGTCGCGCTGGCGAACTGCGGCGGACGCCGTGGCCATACTGGTAGCTTCGCGTCGGCTGCCGATCTCCGCCTTGGTGCGGATGGCTTCATCCCGCTGGGCTTCGGCGATTTGGCGACGCTCGTACTGCTCTGCCCAAGCACGCGCGGCAAGAGCCGGGTTCTGGAAGTCGGGAATGGCCGGGGAACCGCTGCGCAGTTGCTCGTCCATCTCGTTGAAGCGGGCGATGTAGGCTTCCTTGACGCGCATGGCCTCCGGCGTCGTGTAGCCCATCGTCACCATCATCAGCCCGTCCTTGGAGAGGAGGTAGAGAGGCAGCTTGCGGCCCGTTGAATCGGTGTATTCACTCAATCCAAAATTGGATGCAGTAAAGGATTCCGAACACTTATCCATAGTTTCCCGGATGTCCCGCAAAACGTGGAAATGTTCCTTCCCGAACGCTTCCGCCACCTGCTGGCTGGTGACCGCCGGGATTTGCTTACCATTGAGCTCTTTCAGTGTGATTTCGATGTTCATAGGCGGCCCTCCTTTGGAGCCCGGTTAGAGGTATTTGCAGATGACGTAGAGCGACGCGACGAAGCCAGCGACCAGGATGCCGGTGATAAGGACGCCTTCCATGCGCTACCTCCTTCCAATGGCGCCCACGCCCCATGCCGCCCCGGCCGCCGTCCAGAATCCGAACAGCATGACAACGAACAGGGCCAGCAGGTCAAAGGGGAAGACCCCGCGCAGCCAGTAGACCGCCGGGGAAAGGTCGAAAAGAAGCTCACGCATGGGGCGCCTCCTTCTCCGGGGGAGTGGATGAAAGACGGGCCATAGCCTCACGCAGGGCGTCGGCGTGGCTGGAAAGGATGTCTTTTTGCTTTCCTTTGATGAGAGAGTGGATACGAACCGGGGACACATCGGACTCTCGAGCAAGCCGGGCTGCGGAAAAGCCTGAGTGTTCAAGGAAGTCCGACACCTCTATGGCAATTCGTGTTTTTTTCATGGGGCAATATTACAAATTCGTATAAAAATGTTCAAGCAATTATGTCCTATTCGTAACTAGCAAAAATTATGTTTCCGTAATAAGGAGGTCGCATGACCCCTCTTTTTCATCAGCAAGTCTTAGATATTATCCGCGAAGCTGTTAAGCAGTATGGCTCTGCTGCGGCCCTGTCACGCGCTACAGGTGTATCCACAGCAAACCTGAGCCGTTGGATCAATGGAAAGCAAATTCCGCGACTGAATGAAATCTCCCCAATCATGGCGATTCTCGGAGTCGCTCCCCAAGGCCCAAATCCAGAGCCCGACAAGGACGTGTGCTTCGTGAATGCCAAGATCGCTCCTATCGGTGCGGGCATCGAACCGCCACAGTCCGAGGACTACATCGCCGCCCCGATGGTGGGCGAGGTGGGCGCCGGGCTGGGCTACATCCCGCAGGACGAGGTGAAGAGCTGGTTCCTGGCGTACCGCCACCACCCTGCCGTCCGCTTCCGCCGCAACCTGATAGCCGTGGAGATCGGAGCGCATTCCACCTCCATGCAGCCCACCCTCAACCCCGGCGACATCGTGCTGGTGGACAGGGACGACCGTGACGTGCTGCGCCCCGGCCATATGATGCTGGTGACGGATCCCGACGGGGCCGGGATGATCAAGCGCGTGTCCATCGAGGACAAGCAGGACGGGGACTACCGGATCACCTTCTACAGCGACAACGGCCTCAAGTACCCGCCTAGGGTCTACAGTCTGCTCAAGGACTACGCCGGGGACTGGGACAAGGTGATTGCCGGCCGTGTGATCTGGGCATGGACGGATGTGCGGGAGAAGTAGGCGTGTGGGGAGATAAATGACAGCCCTAAGCGCACTTCTACTTGTGGCGCTGTCCATATGGATTGTGGATATCTTTTGGCATAAAACATCTGTTGCCCCAACGGCGTTTATTGCATTTTGTTATGCGACCATTCTTCTTGCCATAGGCGTTTTTGTTGCCAAAAATCATCCTCCGGCAAGGGATGCGCTCCTTGGGGCATTTGCTGTTTTCTGCATCGCAATGGCATTTAAATTCATCAAGCGTGGGTTTTCTCTCATCGGAAAGAAGAGAAGGGCAAAAATACATCAGAACACCAAAGACAAGAACACTTAGAACTAGTTCAATATCAGTCATATTATCCCTATTCTCTTCTATAACTCCTCACTAGATTCTCCGGTTCTGAAAAGCCCCCCCCTTACCCCCCACGCTCTATGGGAGGAAGGGGGCTTTCCAAAGGTGTGTCACTCCTCACTGAGTTCCCACGGCCCTTTCATCTCCCCGGCTCCATTTAACGTGCGTCCGGTTTCCGCCCTGCACGATCTCCCCCCGTCTTCGCTTCTCCGCCGGGGCGGGGGACTCCCTGTATCGCGCCACGAGGTGTGGCGTGATTTTTTTTATACAGCATTGGCTACATATTCGCAACTTTTGTATTGACTACATGATTACGTTTTTGTAATCTACACACATGGACGACGGGGAAGGCCGGGAACACGGCCCCACGGGGCCAAGTACCAACGCCAATCCGCCGGACATACCGCCTGAGCGGCAGGGAGGCCCCGAGCAATCGGGGTGCCCGGGAAAAGAGACCGGGCCGCAAGCTAGAACGAAGCTCACAAGGGCGGGTATCCAGACGGCGGGAAAGACCGCAGACAGGCCGCACAACGGGACGGCGGGCGTATCAAGCAGGGTGACGAGCGTTGCGGGCGCGGATGGGTTTTCAGTGAAGCCCACAACAAAACTGGAAGCATCAAACCGTTTCAGATTTCACACCGCCGCGCAGCGATGGGCGGCGGGGATGAAGGCTGAAACTCCCCCCCCCTGACCGGCAGCGACCACGTTCTACCTCTGGTCGTTGCCGGGACTGGGGCCGCGATGGTTTATGCGGAAGCCAAGCAAAAAGGTTGCCATCGTGGCCGGGGCCGTCGGCATCGGGCTGGCGGACCTTGTTGCTCCACAGGGCCCGCGAACCTCGTGGGCCCGCTTGGAGCAGCAGGCCAGATACCCCTTCCCCTCACTGCGTATGCCTGGGGGGTGTCTGTCACGCTGCGGGCCGCTTCCATCGGGGAGGCGGCCTTTCTTTTTCCCTCTGCTCCCGCTCCCCGTGGAGAGCAGGCAAAAGCCGCTGATAGCCTGCCCAAGAGCAACGGGGCGGCGCTTCATGTGTTTTGCGTCGTTAGCCATGTCACCAACACAGCGGCAACACGCCCGGCGGCCTACCTTCCCGCCGGGCGTCATTTTTTCAAGGAGTCGACCATGTCAGAGCGCGTCTTACGAGTGCAGGCCTACACGTTCGCCTGTCTGGCAGCCATCTCGGCCATTGCCGGAGCGGCTACGAGTTTCGGATACCTCGAAATGAAAGAGGCCTATCGCGCCGAACAGGCCCGCTCCAGCGCACTGGCTGCCCGGCTCCAGGAGGCCATGGCCGCACGGGATGAGGAACAGGACGAAGATCAGGCCACTGACAGCGGCGGAGAAACGGCGGTGGCTGCCGTGCAGACGCTCGCCATCCGCAACAACAATCCCCTCAACGTCAAGACCGTGAAGGGCCGCCCGTGGTTCGGGCAGATAGCCGTGGACAAGCACGGGCACGCCGTCTTCGATACGCCGGAACACGGCATCCGGGCCGGGGCCAACGTGCTGCTCAACTACTACGCCGTACACGGGCTGGATACGCTGGAAGGCATTCTGAGCCGCTTCTGTACCGGCAACAGGGCGGAGTATGCGACGTTCCTTTCCAGGCGCTTAGGCATCCCATCAGACGTCAAATTCGACGTACTGGCACGGCTGCCGGAGCTGCTGCACGCCATGGCCCGCTTCGAGAGCGGGCAGGAGTGGCCCCGCGAACTGTTCACAGGCTACAGCCTCGTGGCCACGGCTTACCGCAAGGGGCAACGCTGATGCTCCGCCTGCGCTTCGTGTACGTCGGCAAGGCCCGTGACCTGAAACAAGCCCTCGACGCGCTCAGGCGCCGGGGATGGGAGAAATAGCTATGTCCATGATGGATGAATTTGACCACCTGTGCGACCGGTTCGGCGAAGAAAACGTCTGCTGCCGTAACTGCGAGAACTGGCGCCCGGTCGTCTACGGGGACGCACTGCCCCAGACCTTCGGCCTCTGCATGATGAAGTGTTTCGAAATCGACGCCCCCGGGGATCCGGTCGTGCTGCTCAAGCAGGGATCCAATTGCTTCACCCCGGACGCCGTGCGGCAAAGATTTGTGCCCGTCAACGAGCTCATCATGCAGGAACGCATGGCGGAATCCTACAAGGCCACCCTGCGCAGCCTGGACGCCGAACTCCGCCGCGAAGCCGCGGCCTGGTAGCCGCCATGTGCCAGCACGCAACCGAATGCCCCGACGCAACGCAACTGTGCGCCGGGGCTTTGTTTTGTCCTCTGATAGAGGACCTGGAATACAGATATGTGGGGCCGTACACCGGCCCCGAAGGAGAATTGACCCATGACACAAGCAGCGACGCTTTTGGAGCAGGCCGGCGATTCTGCGATGAAGCAGAAGGTCAAGGATGTTGAAGAGGCTTTCGGCTTCAATCCTGCCCCATTTTCCCTGGAATCCATCGTGAGCAGCAAACAATTCCCCCCGCAAAAGGTCGTGGTCTACGGTGTGCCCGGAGTCGGAAAAACGTCCTTCGCCGCCACCTGGCCCGCCCCTATCCTGCTCCGCACAGAAGACGGCGCCGGGGCTCTGGACGTACCGACGTTTCCGCAAGTGGCCAGCTCCATAGCTGACCTGCGGGAAGCCCTGAATGCCCTCATCAAGGGCAAGCACAACTTCAAGACGCTGATCCTGGATTCTCTGGACTGGGCTGAGCCTTTCGTCTGGAAAGAGGTCTGCCGCGAAGGCGGGAAGGCAAATATCGAGGATTTCGGCTTCGGCAAGGGCTACATCAAAGTGGACGACAAATGGAAGGCCATCCAGACCGGCCTCGACATGCTGCGCGAGAAACGCGGCATGCACATCGTCTGCATCGCCCACGCCGTGCCCGTCACCTTCGACCCGCCGGATGCCGACCCCTACCAGAAGTACAACATCAAACTCCACAAGCGAGCCGCGGCTCTCTGGACGGAATGGGCAGAGATGCTGCTGTTCCTTAACTACAAGGCCAAGGTCATCAGCGCAGAGAATGGCGGCAAAGGGAAGGCCATCGGCAAGGGAGAGCGCGTCATCTACACGCAGGAGCGCCCGGCATATCTCGCTAAGAGCCGGTGGCCGCTGCCTGAATCCATCACCATCGGACACGACAAGACGTGGCAGGCATTCCACGATGCCCTCAACGAAGCAAGCGAAGGAGAATACCGCAAATGATCGACCTCAGCCATGAACAGGAACAGAAAAGCGCCTACGGACCCGTCCCGAGCGGCAGCCGTGTGCTGGTGCGCCTCACCATAGAAAAGCCCAAATACGCCAGCCATGATGACGAACTGGTGGCTATGGCCAAGACCGGTCTGCTCCAGCTCTTTTGCAAAATGGAAGTAGCAGCAGGGAGCTACGAGGGCGTTGCCTGGTATGAAAACATCACCCTGCCCAGCAGAGCCCAGAACATCCGCCTGACCGAAGGCCAGCAGAAAGCCTGCGGCAGCGGCGGACGTACCCTTCGGGCCATCGTGGAAGCTGTCCGGGGTGTTGACCCCAAGGACAAGAGCCCGGAGGCAGACCGCAAGCGCGTCCTGAATAGCTGGAGCGATCTGGACGGCATGGAATTCCCGGCCCGTCTGGGCATCAGCAAGGAACCTTACGAGGGCAGGGACGGGCGCATGTATTGGTCTAATACCCTGGGCCGCATCCTTCCCTGCACGGACAAGGAATATCAGGAGATCATGAACGGCGGCGAGGTCATCACCGACGGCCCCGTGGTGGGCGACCAACAGCAGCAACGGCAGGCCCCCAGACAGTCCGGCGGCTATGCGGACACCGGCTACCCCTCCGGCGGCTATGCCGACCGTGCACCCGGTTCCGAGAATGATCTTGTTCCTTTCTAGCTTTCAGCCATCACCCCTCCCCAAGCGCCCCGCCGGGGGCCTCGTACCCGGCCATGAGGAGGACATATGCTGCCCACCTTCAATGTCATCACCTGCCGCCGGTGCGGAAGATCGTTCATGGCCCCATCGCCCCGGAGCAGGGTGTGCGATGACTGCAAGCGGCAGCGCCACCGGGAGACAGACGCGGTCCGAAAGGCACGGCGTTGTGTCAAATGAAAGCCCCTTCCGTTTGACACAAAGCCCTATGCTTGACATCCTCCCCCGCCTAAAGTCGGGGGATTCCTATCGGTAGCGGCTCTAACG